GAGGCCCAGGTGGCGGCGGCGGTCTGCGAACTGGCGGTCGCCAAGCACATCAATCGGTACTGGCACGCCTCGATCTGGCATGCGTCCGAACACGGGCTGCACCGCAACCAGCCGGACGTAGGGACTAACGTGGAAGTGCGGCGAGTAAGGACTGACGTTGGGCCTGCCGTCAGGGAGCGGGACCGAGGGCGTGTGATATGGGGAGCAAAGACTACGGGGGAGTTTCGTGACGTAGAACTCCTGGGGTGGATACCGGGGTCGCTGGGATGGCAACTCGGGGAGTCGCGTCCCGGTGGCTACAAGGTCGTGCCCGTTGGCCTGCTCCGATCTTGACACGCCGGTACAACTTCCATGGCAGCCCGCTCCCCGGCGCTTTGCTTCACGCTCAAGCCCCTCCCCTGGCATTGGGCGTGGCGCCGGGGGCGGGCAGCACACCGCAGGTGACCATGAGTACCACTGCCGAAGACACCGTGATTGACGAACGCGACATCGTGGATCGCCTGAATGACTGGCGGCAGGTTCACTTGGCCCGCATCGGCTCCCTGATCGAGGACGCGATCCGGGCGATCCATGTCCTGCGGGTGGAGAAAGCGATCTTGGAGCAGGGCATCCGGGCCTACATTGACGGCCCGCAGTCGCTGTCTCCGATCACGATCACGCACGAACCAGAAGAGGAAGAGGACGAGCGAATCTTCCGGTCCAAGATCCACAAGGCCGATTGATGGGCTGCATCTCCGACCAGATGATTGAGTGCTGGGACAACCCCATGTCCTCCGAGCATGACCCGCGAAACCTGCTCCTGCTGGGGGCCAAGGAGATTCGCCACCTGCGGAAAATGATTGCCGCCAAGGATGACATCATCCACGGCCTGCATTGCGCCAACGTGGACTTGACCGATATGATTCGCTCCCAGCAGCCGCACCCAGACACGGCTTGGTACTTCGCGGGCCTCGCGGTGGTGGCAGCGGTGGCGGTGATGATCTGGATGATTTCCTGAAAACCGTCCTGGCGTGTGGCCCGGATTGGCGTCAGTGCCCGATGTTTCTCCAAGGAGTCAGACCCATGGCAAAGAATCGTTCCTGCGGCCATTCCGGCCAGTCGAAGAAGACCGAGGCCGACAAGGTGTCGCAGGCCAAGAAGACGATGCCCTCGGCCTCTAGCAAGAAGAAGTAAACCGATGATCCGAGCAACCGTCACGGGCAACTTGGGCCGCGACCCGGAACTCAAGGACACCCGATCTGGCAAGAAGATGGTCACGTTCTCCGTGGCCAGCACGATGAAGCGTGAAGGCCGCGACCCAGAAACCACATGGCTCGATGTTGTGTGCTTCGACCGTCTGGCCGAGGACGCGGCTGGCACGTTTCGCAAGGGCATGAAGGTCTTGCTCACCGGCGAGTTGTCGCTGGAGACGTTCAAGCGCAACGACGGCGCTGAAGGGACCGCCTTGCGGATGGTTGCCAACGACATCGGGCTGTGTGTCCGCTCCAAACAGGAGCAGGATCAAGGGGGCTCCGAGCCACGGCAACGGCCCCCGCAGCGCACTGCTTCCCGGAACGAGCCTTGGTAGGGCTTCGTGCCCATAAATCAGGGTGAGTCCCAGAGATTCGCCCAGTTATGGTCAAAGAAGACGCTACCTACGCGAAGTTTCAGCAGCAGGTGTGGGACGCGCTCCCGCTCCGCAAACTCTTGGCTGGGCGGGAGCGCGTCAACGATTGTCTAGCCATTCTTGTGCAGGAGTGGCCCGACGATCAGTTCGCCCAGTCCGACGCCGCTGACCGCAAGGCCGAAGGCATCGTGGTCCGGGGGCTGATGCAGAGCGTCAAACGGCATCTCCATCTGGCCTACGGCGAGAAGGAGTTCGGATTCATCTGGACGATCATCTTGCAGGCCCTGATCTGGGAGATCATCAAGTTGATCCTCCAGTGGTGGCGCGAGAAGAAGGACAATCGCGTGGCCATGCTTCAGTGGCAGAAGCAGTGGCGTGAGGGAGGGGCAGCCTGATGAGCAGCCCCGTCTCTGGGCTCCGCGATTCATGGCTGCGACCCCCGGTTTGGACGCAGCCGTACCTTCCGCGTCCGTTGCAGGAGCAGTTTTTCGGCCCCCAGACCGGGCTGGTGGACCCAAAGTCCGATCCGGGTGCCCCGGAGCCCCTGGTCAAGCCAGTGTCCACCTTCGTGGGCTCCGCATCGCCGGCCGTGCAGAAGGATTTTCGCAACCGGGCCGAGTACCAATACTTCGCCAGCCCATCTCTGCGGGACGAGTCTGGCAAAACCATGACCCCGAACGAGTGGGTCGCCCGTCAAGTTGAGGCCAACAACGAAGATGCCCTGGAAGTTCCGTACATCCAAGAGGGCGTGTTCGACTATTTGACCAGCGGCACGGCCAAAGAGCCGAAGTTTGAGGCGTATTCCAAGAAACTGCTGGGGCAACTGCGGGAACAGTCTCCCGGCGGCAAGGAAGCGAGGTTTCCAGGCTGGACCCGCAGCGAACGGGACGTAGCCAAGGCCCCTTCTGGGCAAGAAACCCGGTACATGATGAGCCCCGGGCTGCGGGCTAACCTCGACACGCAACGCACGCTCAATGTGCTGTCGGCCCTGCAAGAAGATCCGTACTACCGGCCAGACTGGTCTACCACAGGCTCTTCCCTCATAGCCCTGCCTGCTGCTGCCCTGGCTGGACTCAAGGAAACCGCCCGCCACGCCATCACGGACGCCCAGGTCACGCCAGAAGACGAGTATTCGACCAACAACTGGGCCCGTGGTGCCCTGCACCTGGGGTATTTGCGGAACTTGTTGTCCGCCGCAAACCCCGCCGAGGCCCGCATGGCCGAAGCAACCTACTGGGACCGGATGGCGGACGAACGAAACGCACGCAACCAGTACCGCAGCGGTTCGTTTGGTGGATTTGGCCCCAGCGAATCGTGGATGACCACGCAGGGCATGGCCAATGAGGGCGATAAGGACGCTGCCAACTACCTGACCTACGCCGAGAACCTCAAAAACCTCGCTTTTTCTGGCGTAAACAGCCTCGCCGGGGGGCAAGGACAGGCCATTCAGGACGTTATTGGCGACCTCCATAGGGCCGCTCCGCTAGTGCCAGAAGGGGCTACCACGGAGGAAGTGGAGGAGATTTCCGAGAAATTGGAGCGGTGGTTGCGCGGGGAGCAGCAGAAATACGTTGCTGAATACCCCCTGTACCAGCGGAACTGGAACGATTCGGTAGGCCAACTGGGGGACTGGGCTCGCGTCAGGGAGTATTCCCTGCCGTCCCCGGCCAACGAGAGCGTGGCCATGGCTCCAAAGAACTGGATCGACGTTCCCACGATTGCGACCGCCGGCGTGATGGCGCCTTGGGCTATCGCCAGGGGTGGCGTGCGGAGCCTGCTGGCGGGCTTGGCCGGGGACTTCGGCCGCGATCAGGTCACCACCGAGCAGCCCTTCAGCGCCGCCCTGTATGCGGCGAATCCGCCGTACAGCACCGAGCCGCAGAAACTGTTTGAGGCCATGGACCCGCAGGTGCAGGGCGTGGTCCCGGTGTTCCCCTCGGAGTTCACCGATGACGGCCAGCGCGTCATGGCGGACCCGAACTCGCCCGACTATCCGAAGCACTACGAACGCTGGAGAGAGGGCCAGCAAAAACTGCTTGAGGACATCATCGAGTACCACAAAAAATACTACAGCCCGAGCGCCTCCAACAGCCGAGGGGAACTGTAGTCATGGGCATCGACCCTCGCCTTCTCTGTCCGCGTGCGACGGGCTTCGATCCGAAGGCCATCTCTGGCCTCGCCCTCTGGCTGGACGCGGCTGACGCCTCGTCGCTCTACACCACCGACGCTGGGCCGGTGACGGCGGTCGATTCGCCGTTGGATGTGGGCGGGTGCGTGGGCTGGTGGGATGCCAGCGACACTGGCACCATCACGCAGTCTGGCGGGCTGGTGAGCCAGTGGAATGACAAGAGTGGCAGCGGCCTGCATGTTTCGCAGGCGACCTCTGGCCTGCAACCGGGCGTGGCGACGGTCAACGGCAGGAACGCCATCGACTTCGACGGCACTGACGATTACCTGTCCACCACATCGGAGCCGCCGGTCTTTGCTGCCATGCTGTGCGTCCATGTGTGCGATGTGACGAACGTCGGACAGGCGCTTGTAGCGTTTGGCAGGGGGAGCGGCGCAACCTTCTTGATTGGGTCGATTCAATACACGTCTGTAGGCGAATACGCCACACGCTTTTTCAGCGTGACTACCGGATACAACGCCAGCGGCGGCTCGCAGTCTGCTGGCACGCCATCGCTTGCAGTGTCTTCGTTCTCCGGGTCTGCCACCTCGCTTCGCGTGCGCGGTGCGGCGGAAACAGGAACCGCCAGCGTAACAGGCAACAACGTCCTTGGCGCGTGGTTTGGGACGCGCAACATCAGCGGAGTTTTTAGCCTTCCGCTCAACGGCAAACTCTGCGAGGTGCTGCTGTTCTCGTCAGTGCCGTCCGCGAGTGACCTGCGGCGGCTGGAGAAATATCTGGCCGACAAGTGGGGTGTGCCTGCCGTCCACGCACAGGCAACGGTGACCAGCGATCCGGTGGGGTACTGGCGCGACAAGAGCGGCAGCGGGCGGCACATGCTCCAGCCAACCGGCTCGCTTCGCCCGACTGTTGGGACGCAGGGCAGTCGAAGGTCAATCGCCCTCAACGGCACAACGCAGTGGATGCGACAGGAGCGGACGAACTACCAGCGGCGAGGGATGTTTGTTGTGTGGCGCAGAACCGGCACGCCCGCAAACTTCTCCTCGCCTATTGGGGCCAACAACCTGACCATCAATGCCGCTACGCTTGGTGGCTCTGGGTATTCGTCATCTGATGCCGCAAGCATCACATGGTACAACTCCCTCACACACTACTCGGCCAACACCGCAAGCAACAAAGCGACCGCACTGCGGTATAACGCCGCCAACATCGCCACCGCCGACGCCAACAACTATCTGGTCGGCTTTAGGGCGGCGCAGGACACCACAGCGGTCAATCTGGTGTACGTTGAAACCGCTTCATCGAACGCCGCCAACTGGGCGCACTTTGTTGGCTTGGAGCCATACGACCCGGCAAGAGCCTACCCATGCCAAATGCTAGAGGCGCTGTTTTACAACAACACCCTGACGGCATCGCAGGTGACGCAGATCGAACGCTACCTCGCGGCCAAGTGGGGCGTGGCCCTCTATGTCCCGCCGGCCTATGCCGACGCCGATGTGAACGCCTACATCACGGCAGTCGAATACGCCGATGGGTATGTAACGCTAGAAACTGGCGTCCGCGATGCCATCAACACGTTCATCACCGGCTGCAAGGCTGACGGCATCTGGTCTGCCATCAAAGCCTCCTGCATCCTCGCAGGCGCTCGCACGCTGTCGGGGGCGCTGACGCCGCTGGTTGGCAGTGCGCCGACGAATGTGAATAACAACTTCGTCAGCGGAGACTACAACAGGAAGACGGGGCTGGTTGGAAACGGATCAACCAAGAGCATCACCACCAACCGGCTGGAAAATGCCGACCCCCAGGACAACGCGCACATCGCCGTCTGGGTCGCCTCTACGGCTACTATTGGTACGACAAGTTATTTCCGCGCAGGCAACACATACGGCATAGAAGGTCTTACGGCGCAGGATGTCTCCCTGCACGGAGCGGGTGCCGTTCTTACCGGCGCGATAACGAGCGGCACGCTGTTTGGCTTGAGCAGAAGTAGTGCGGCGAGCGTGTCTGCCAGAAAGAACGGCACTACCTCGTCGCTTTCGTCTGCGTCATCATTGCCAACGTCTGCGAACATCCGCGTGTTTGCGAGAGACAACAACACGCAATACTCAAACGCACGGCTGTCGTTTTACTCGCTCGGAGAGTCTATCGACCTCGCCCTGCTTGACGCCCGCGTCTCCGCGCTGATGACCGCCATCGGAGCCGCCATCCCATGACCCTCTCCGACATCACACTCCCGATCTCCTATGCCGACGCCAAAGAACTGGCGCTGGTCTTCACCCCGCAGTTGGCCCAGCGGCTCGCGGAACTCCACGCAGAGCATGGCACAAGCAAGTGCGTGCCTGTGCCTCGCGTCTTGATGGACGGCAGGCTGATGCTGTCGGCGGACGTTCTGACAGAGGTGGTCGAAGGCGGGCTGCTACAGGGGATGTGGGAAGCGGCAGACAAGGCGATTCTGTTGTCCTCCGTCGAGGTGATTCCTTGGGGCGAGGCAGTCGCGCTGCTGCCGCCAGAACCGCCCCAGGACGGCTGACCGGGAGGGTCGCGGCACAATCTGGATTGATGCCCTCGGGGCTTACGGCGGACTCTAGTGGTAACCACAGGAGGGCCGCATGCCACCAGAAGATTCCGCCGAAGCGGTTAGCGAAGAACTCCCCGACGTTCTGGATCCGGGTGGAGAGGCCGAGCCCGATTCGCAGGCCACGGCCAGCGAATCCCCGGAGGCCCAGACGCAGCAGGACGTATGGGGTTCGTTTCGCCAACTCCCGCAATTTCAGGGAGTTTCCGACGAAGAGATCGCCTCGCGGCTTCAGGAAACAATGCGTCGGGAGCAGCAGGCGTCCCGGGCCCTTCAGCAGTACCAGTCCATTATCCCGGCCGCGTCGGAGTATCTCTCCAACCGCCCGATGTACGAGCAGTGGAAGCAGTCCCAGGCAGCCTCGTCACGCCAGCCGCAGGCTGCCCAGCAGCCGCAGCAGCAGGAAGAGCCGGCGTGGTGGAATCCGCCGAAGGTCAAGGACATCTATCGCCAGTACCTCACGCGCGACCAGCAGGGCCGCGAGGTTATCGCAGACGGGGCTCCGCTAGAGGCCCAGCACGAACTCGCTGCCTATCAGGCGTACAAGGCAGAGTTCGCCAGGAAGTTTCTGGACGATCCGCAAGCCACGCTTGGCCCCATGATCGAGAAGATCGTGGCGTCTCGGGCCCAGGAAATTGCTGAAAGCCAGATTTCCGGGCTCAAGGAAGAGTCGCTCGTTCAGCAAATCGAGGCCGAAAACCGCGATTGGCTCTATGACGAGCAGGGGCGTGTATCCCGGGAGGGTCTGCTTGTCCAGAAATACATTGAGGACGCAAGGGGTCTTGGCATCAGTGGTGCCAAGGCTCGTTGGGACTACGCGACAGCAATGGTCGAGAGGGAACTGGCCCTGGCCAACCTTCAGACAGCCATGCAGCCGCCAGCCCCGCAGGTGCAGCCCGCTGCCCCTGCCGTCCCGCCGCCGGCACCACAGCAGGACACCGCCCAACGCAACATGGAGTTCTTGAGGCAGCAAGCCTCACGGGCGCCAGCGCGACGGGCCAACCCAACGACCGACTCCCGAGTACCCCAAAAGCCAATGTCTTTCGCAGATCGGATGTACTCCAATCTGCAAGGCATGGAATGACAAGAAAGGGCTAACGTACCATGGCCTCTCCTAACGACTGGGCCCGCGCGATTGCCACGACCATCGTGCAGCACACGCGGGAAGAAGAGATTGCCGTCTTCCGGCGCTTCAAAGTCTTCGCCATGCTGGAAGCCAGCGGCAACATCCTGATGAACCAGTCCGGCAGAGGCTTCGACTGGAATGTTCGCTACCGCAACGCCCCCGTAACGGGCAACACGGGCGATACTCCCAGGACGTTCTCCCGCATCAACATGTGGAAGCGGGCGGAACTCCCGTGGCGTGGGTTCACGACCACGGATGCCATCTACCGGCGTGAGTTGCTGGAGAACCGTGGCAAGGAAGCCCTTGTCAACGTCGCGTCCCAGATGGCGCAGCGGCTTCAGGAGAGCCTTGAGCAGTACCTCTCCTACCAGCCCTACGTCGATGGTAACGCCCCGGGCAACGAGAACTTCTTCCACGGCGCTTTGTCGTTCCTGGGCTACAACGGCACCATCGACGAGGACAACGCCGGCGTGGCTACGGCCGACGTTACCGCCAGCGGCAACTACAAGGGCGGCACGGCCGACCGCTTCGGCTACCCGTCCGACACCTACGCCGGGCTCTCGACGCAACTCGGGTACTACGGCGGTGGCCGTCTGAACAACGCCTCGACCGGCACGTTCCCCGACGTTGCGGTCGATCCCGAGTTCGACTTCTACAGCCCGATCATCGTCAACTACAACGCCTCGTCGTTCAAGGGCCAGCGCAACTGGCAGGACAACTGCGTGATGGCAACGCGCGAAGGCATTGTGCAATGCAAACGCAATGACACAAAGGAGTCGCAGATCGACATGGTGGTGCTGGACCGCAAGTTGTTCATCCAGTACCTCAACGGTCTGGAGAGCAAGGAGCGGGCCATCGTCACCCGTGAGAACGGCCTGCGGTCCTACGGCTTCTCCGATGTGTTTGAGCAGGACGGCTGCGAAATCTGCCATGAGGCGGCCGTTCCGTCCGGCCTTGGCTTCGGACTCTCCATCGGCAACATGGAACTCCGGTGCCTGGAGAATCAGTTGTTCATGGCCGAGGGACCGTATTTTTCCGAGGAAACGCAATCGTACAGGTACGCCTGTTCAACCCTCGGCAACATGCGTTTCCGTTCGCCTCGCAACTTCTTCCTGCTCGCCCCGGTGACGGCGCCGGCGGCCACGGTCTGACCCATCACTTCCTGACACAGGAGAGATCATGTCCACGATTTTTAGCGATCCGGGTTGGCGCCGCGGCAGCACGCTGCTCAACCGTGAAGTTGTCGAGTACGACGATGCTCCGACGAACTCCATCCCCACCGCCGGCAAGGAACTGGTGGGGCAGGTCAAAATCTTCCAAGATGTTGACCCCTCGTCGGGCAAGCGGTACAGCAATCGTCTGGTGTACTGCGTAGCGGCTCGCTACACGGGCGCCAGCGATCTGACCACGGCCGACGCCGGCAAGGTGTTCGCCTTCTCCACCGCCGCCGGGGCCAAGGGCACCGAGGCTTCGGGCGGGCCGCTGGAAGAGTTCTCGGCGGTCGCTACGGCGACCAACGTGAACACGGACCTGCGGTACTACGGTGTGCTGGACGAGTACCTGACCGAGCCCGTTCGCAAGAACGACATCGTGTGGCTTGTCGTGAAGGGCCCCTGCTCGATCCAGTCGGGCGGTACGGCAGTCGCGGCGGGTGCGGCCATCGAGGTCACGGGCACGGCGGGGCGGATCGCCACCCGCGCGACCGGCAAGCACATCGCCTCGCAGATTGCGGGCGCCTCGGCCGGTGCAACGGCCGGTGCGTTGGTTCGCGTCAACCTGCACAGCGACATGATCTGAAGCACGAAGGCCAGCGCTTCTCCTTCGCCACGATGCAGCCCGCCGGGAGGCAGCCCCGGCGGGCTGCTATCATTTCAGGCATGTCCCAACTGTGCATCCACTGTGCCACGGAGTACCCGCACGACCGGGAGCATTTCTACTGGCACAAGAGCGACGGGCTGTCCAGCGTGTGCCTGTCCTGCCACAAGGCCCAGCGGCGTCACCAGCGGCAGGCCGAGAAGGCCAAGCGAGCCAAGGCCCTCAAGAAGATCGAGGCTTCTGGCATCGACCTGTACGCCAAGTTGGCCCAGGCTGGGGGATCCAACATCCCGCACTCGGCCGAACTGGTCGAGAAGGTCTGCGAATACTTTGGCGGCGTGTCGGGCTTCGCCGCCATCATGGTGAAGCAGTATTACGATGCAAAACCAGGGACCAGTACCAGAAACAAGGTGCTGGAGACGATCTGCCGGCTCATCCAAAGCAATGTGGATAGCGGTGGAGCCAAAAAGCCGCTGACACTGTGGACCGAGGACGAACTGGAAGCGGAACTGCAAGAACGCTTCCGGCTGGCCGTCTTGTCCCAGCGGGTGCTGATTGATGCCAAGCCGACACCCCAAGGCGAATCCCCCGAAGATTCCGAAGATCCCCACCCTGACGCAGCATCAGGTGGAGAAGATCAAGGAACTCCAGTCGGAACTGCGGGAACGCCAACTGGAGGGGCTGAAACTCTATCAGCCGACTCCCCAGCAGGACGAGATCCACAAGTGCCGGTCGAGTGAAGTCCTCGTCATCGGTGGCAATCGTTCTGGCAAATCCCTCTCGACGTTTGTCGAGGACGCTCGGGCCGTTACGGGCAGCGACCCGTACAAGAAGTACCCCGAGAAAGACGGCGTGCTGGTCATCGTCGGCAAGGACTGGAAGCACATCGGTCTGGTCGTGTATCCGCTCCTGTTCCGCCCCGGCGCCTTCAAGATCATCAAGGATTTGAAGACCGGCGATTGGAGAGCGTTCAATCCCGCCACCGACGAGGACAGGCGATGGGAGGCCCGGCCAGCCCCGGCCCTCATACCCAAGCGGCTTATCAAAAGCGTGTCCTGGGTACTGAAGTCGGCCCAGTACATCCAGCAATGCACGCTGCACACCGGCTGGACGATCTACTTCTTCTCTAGCGAAGGCGACCCTGTGCAAGGGTTTTCCGCCGACAGATGCCACGTTGACGAGGACATCAACAACGAGAATTGGGTGCCGGAACTCCAGGCTCGCCTTGTTGACCGGCGTGGAGTGTTTACATGGTCGGCCATGCCGCACTCGACCAATAACGCTCTCATAGGCTTGAAGGAGCGGGCGGAAGAACAAGAAGCCCTGCACGGCGA